TCCAAAATTAAAAGATGAAATTGAAAATGTCTATAAAATGGTATATGATAAGAAAGTATTACCATCAATGCGTTCATTGCAATTCGGTGGTAAACCAATTGAAATTTCTCCTAATAGAGTTTACAACTGTGCATATCTTCCAATAGATGACTGGCGTGCATTTGGTGAAATAATGTTTCTTCTTCTTGGTGGAACAGGTGTTGGTTATTCCGTTCAGAAGCATCATGTAGAAAGTTTGCCACCAATTCACAGACCTAAATCAAAAGAAAGAAGATTTCTTATTGGTGACTCGATTGAAGGATGGGCAGATGCAATTAAAGCCGTAATAAAGTCTTATTTCACCGGTGGTTCATCTATTCGTTTTGATTATTCCGATATTCGTCATAAGGGTGCTCGTCTTATTACAAGTGGTGGTAAGGCACCCGGTCCAGAACCACTTCGCATTTGTATTGAAAAGATTAGGGCAATACTTGAACTTAAAAATGACGGTGAACAATTATCACCCATTGAAGTTCACGATATTGTTTGTCATATTGCAGATGCAGTTCTTGCGGGTGGTATTCGCCGTGCTGCTCTTATTTCTCTTTTTTCTGCAGATGATGACGATATGATTTCATGTAAGTTTGGAAATTGGTGGGAACTTAATCCACAAAGAGGCAGAGCTAATAATTCGGCAGTTCTTCTTCGTAGTAAGGTAACAGAAGAATTTTTCAAATCACTTTGGAAGAAAATAGAATTATCAAATGCAGGTGAGCCGGGTATTTATCTTTCCAACGATAAAGATTGGGGAACAAATCCTTGTTGTGAGATTGCACTTCGCCCATTCCAATTTTGTAACTTGTGTGAGGTAAATGTTTCTGATGTTGAAAGTCAAGAAGATTTGGAGGATAGAGTTCGTGCCGCTTCTTTCATCGGAACATTGCAGGCAGGTTATACGGATTTTCATTATCTTCGCCCAATATGGCAAAGAACAACTGAAAAGGATGCACTTCTCGGTGTTGGTATGACAGGTATCGGTTCTGGTAAAGTTCAAAAGTTGGATTTGAAAGCTGCTGCTAAGGCATCAAGAGAAGAAAACGAAAGAGTTGCGGAACTTATCGGTATCAATAAATCCGCAAGAACAACAACGATTAAACCTGCTGGAACATCATCATTGACATTGGGTTGTTCATCAGGCATTCATGCATGGCATAATGACTATTATCTACGCCGTGTTCGTGTTGGTAAGAATGAGGCAATTTATACTTATCTCACAATCAATCATCCCGAATTGGTAGAAGATGAATACTTCCGCCCACATGATACTGCTGTAATTGGTGTTCCACAAAAGTCACCAGAGGGTTCAATACTTCGTAGTGAAAGTCCATTACAATTATTGGAAAGAGTAAAATGGTTCAATCAGAATTGGATTAAGCCAGGTCATAGAACAGGTATGAACACACATAATATATCTGCAACAGTATCTATCCGCGAACACGAATGGGATGCCGTTGGTAATTGGATGTGGGAAAATAAAGAACACTTCAATGGTCTTTCAGTATTGCCTTATGACGGTGGAACATACATACAGGCACCTTTTGAAGATATTGATGAAGAAAAGTATAATAAGTTAATGGAAACTCTGCACGATGTTGATTTAAGTAATGTTGTTGAGTTGGAAGACAATACAGATTTGACTGGCGAATTGGCTTGTGCTGGTGGTGCCTGTGAAATAAAATAAATAATAATGTTATAGTTCTTTGGGAATAAGGAGAAAAGTTATGGATATAACTTCATTTTGGTTGGGTGTATGTGCAGTTACAGTCTTAACGGCAGTTACGGTTGTAGTTGTGGGTATGTTCAAAATTAGTAGATTAAACAAAGAACTAAATAATTTAGAGAGGTTAGTTGATACAGTAGTTAATCAATTGGATCAACGAATTACATCAACAGATGATTATTTTAGACGAATGATTGATTCCAGAGTTGATAGCTTGAGTTCGGTTATTGAAAAAGAACATCGGTTCATCCACGAAAGAATTGATAAATCACAACAAGAAGTTGTTGGTGAAATAAAATTCGTGCATGAAAGAATTGATGGTTTGGGTAAAGTAAAATAAAAATAAAGTATAATTATTATTAAACACATTATCCAAAGAACTATAACACATATTTTTGATATAACATGATTAAATTAAAGAAATTATTGACAGAAGGTGGGAATATGTTTCCCGATGCCGTGGCGATTAAACAAAATGAAGTGGCGGCAACTGTCTCAAAAATTGAGACAGTTGTTTTGAAACCACTCGGTCTTATCGGTTTTGGAACAGATTGTTTCATACTCGGTAGTGCAGGAAAGAAACCTGATGTTCAATTATCAGGTGACTTGGACATTGGTATTTCAATGGATCAATTGGCATCCGCCAATGGTTTGAAATTAAGTGATGTATTGGATTGGTTGATAAAGGAATTGGAAAAGATGGGATATGATGCAAAGCCACTTCGTGGGTTCTCACAAGTTTCTATTCCGTTTCCAATAGTCGGCAGAGTTACCGAAGAACCTGTGCAAGTTGATTTCATGTTATCAAATAATGTTAATTGGACACAATTTGTTTATTCATCACCGGATTATTCAAAGGGTGAGTCAAAATATAAACAAGCATATAGAAATTTTTTATTGGCTGCAGTTGTTTCTGCGGTTGATTACAAAGTATTAAAGAAAACCGATAAGGATGTTCCGATTGAAGTTGAGAAGTATGTTATGAGACATGACAAAGGAATTTATAGATTAGCAAAAAGTTATGCCGGTAAAGGTGGTAGTATTATCAAAGCCGGTAAAACTATTGCAGGTAGTGAAAGTTTTGTAACACAAACACCGGAAGAAATGATACATTTCTTTTTGGGAGATCAGTATACTATCGCTGATGCTGCATCATTTGAAAAATTATATGATGTTGTATTTAACAAACAAAGTAAAGTTTCAGGAATGCGAGACACAATTCGCAAGTTTTTTATACAAAGTATAACCAATGCAAAATTACCGATACCGGAGATAATGTAGGTTATATTATACACAGGAGGTTTTATGGCCAAGCAAGAAATCTATGCCCAACTAACAAACTTATTCAATGAGTTTACAGTTGCACATAATTCAACAAAAAAGAAAGATGCTGCTATTGCTCGTAAGGCGGCAAGTGCAATTAAGAAATTGATTACACCGTATAATCAAGCATCTGTTGCCGAAGCAAAAGCTGCTAAATTATCTAATTAACTTTTTTATTTTTAATTTTTCGAGGTTATTATGGTAACGCTAAATTCTATTCTTCGTAGAGACAATTTATGGGATGACGTTGTAAATCAGTTGTCAAAAACACATCTTGATTTACCTCGTTTTAATACTCGAACATTAGTTCAAGACGCGGATGGAGTTCGTAACATTTATGCAGAAGTTCCTGGTTGTGCAAAAGAGGATATTAACATTACGGTAAAAAACAATATCCTTAATGTAACAGGTCACAGAAAGGTTACAAACATCTTTGGTGAAAAAACAATTGAATTGAGATTTGAATTACCAAACGGTAAAATCAAATATGATTTGAAAGGAATTACTGCTAGTGTTGAGAACGGTATTATTCATATTTCAGTTCCGTATGAAAAACCAACGGAACCCGAAGAAATAACAATCAAAGTAAAATAAGATTAGATGTTAAGTTTAGGGTGGTGGAAACATCACCCTTTTTTATTTATCCCATATTTATAGTTACAGAAGTATTTTTCACACAAAGGCAACTACATGGGATGGCGTAATGTCAAAAAGAAACTCCAAACAATTAAAAGATGTGTTGGCAAAAATATGTTTAGTGCTTGGGACATTTTTCAATCCTCTTGGGTTCGATGCGGCCTTTGCTTTAGTAACAAAACTTACCGAGAGTTACATCGTTACCGATATTATATTCTATTCGGTAGCGCTGTTATTTTTTGGACTTTATTTTTTATTATCTCGTAAATAAACATTGGAGTTTGCAATGAAATCTTTGAAATTAAAAAGTCTTTTGATAAAAGAAGAAGATGAAGGACTTGGACAAAAAGTAAAAACTGCTATAAATAAAATTGAAAAGGCAGTTGAAGAAAAGGATGATGATACACAGGCACTAATTGAACTTGCAAAATTAGTTGGTGAAAAGAAGTGTGTTACTAAATTGGAAGCAATAAAAGAAATTGAAAAGGCAGAAGAAGGAACACCATATTTCATTGGTCAATATAAGAAAGAAGTTGAAAAATGTATTATGGATATTGTTAGAGAAAAGTTTGAAGCAAAAGAATATGGTGCAGTAATTAGTTCTATGGGATAAGGTGATAAATGTCTCGTTACAAGGTTACATACGCTAATGGTAAAGTAGTAGAAGAAGAAATTTTGCCACTAAATTCAGATGGAAGACCAATATACAATGGTGTTCCTTATGGAGAATTTGGAACAACACCAAGTGGATTGAATGCAGATTTATCACCTGCATATCCATTGGGGTATAAAGATGCCGATGGTAAATGGAAACCTATACCTAAATGTGATATAGTTCCATTCAAACAAGTTGATAGAATATACAAACAAAGTTCACCCGGTGGACGACCAGTTCATCTTTACAAATATAGATTGCCGGTTTATTATAGGAAAAGTGATTTAAGTCTTCGGGGTATCGGTGGGTTTACTTTAGCAACTGATTATACAGTTTCTACTGCAAAAATAACATTATTCAAAATAATTGACTTAAAAAGAAATATTACTCTAATAGAAGATTTCCATTATGTAATTCTCGGAAATGGATGGGTTTGGTTTACAGGTTCATTGCCGTATACTAATTTGAAATTAGTTATTGGTTGGTATGATGCCATCGATAACAAAAATAATACATCAGAATTAGAAGTTTCTGCAGTATTTGACGCATCAACAAACTATGGAGATGCATCCATTTTTGGTGAAAAAAGAAATGAAATTTATACGGTTCAACAATTAGAAAAATCAACAATTTTTTCTGAAAACTTAAAAATAGTTAGTGGTTTTAATTCAACACCAACAATTCAGGCAGTTAAACAATTAAACCCATTGGGTCCTTGGAGAGAGCCGGTTATTTATTCTATAAATGATGGGGAGTGTTATGTTGAAGTAGATATTGACGGTTCAAAAGTATATTACGATTCAAATATGGTAGTTACAACCGCAGCAAAAATACTCGAAAATAGTATAATAGCACAAAAATATAATTTGGGAATATACCTTGATAATGATTATATTCAGAAAGAATTTGAAACTGGTCTAGTATTAAATGGTAAACGAGCAAAAGGATTGTTCCAATCTATTGCACCTGATGAAGCAACATTGAACTATAATATAAAAATAGCATTTGGTTTACCAGATGGTCTTTATATGCCGTATGGTATTGATAAGATTTCAGTTAAATATAAAGGACTTACATCAAGAGTGTATCAACTTTGGACTGCAGATGATGTTGAATTACCAGTTGGTTATAGATTTTTCCTTGATAGTAGGAAACGGGAAAAAGTTCCATACAGAGAATGTTATTCTGGATTAAGAACTGAATATGTGGTGAAAGAAGAATATGAAGTAAAGTATGAAAGAATACAACCGTGTTATGGATCTGATAGTGCAAATCCACCAGTATTGCAGTATTCATCCAGTATAGACTACCGAGAAAATGTTTTTGTTGATTGGGAAGACCAAGTATTGAATAGGGATATTGAAGGGTGTGGGTGTCTTGAAGTTGAATTTGTAGAAGAACCCGTAGAAGTAAATGAGTTGGGGTGTGGGTGTAAATCAATAACAACTGGAAAGTATTATTTAGTTTGTCCAGATCAAATTTCTGCCGATGATTTTAGAATATACGCATCAGGAGATAGAGGAGACGGAACAACATCTATAATCAGAAAAGATTTATTAGATAAATACGAATTATATCCCTATTTTATACGTGATAAAAAAATAGAAAAGTGTAAACCTTCATTAAAAATAGATGAAAGAAAGAGTTTAATATATCACACAATTCCAACTAGCAGTATAATAACTGGAAACATACAAACTCAAATTCATGGTTTATTTAATGCATCAGAATCAATAGATTGTTATACAACATCTTCAACTGCAACTGCTTCAAATGCATATTTCTATGATGTATATGGTTGTAATGAATGTGATCAAAAACCATATTTTACTGTAACATACGGAAACAGTAATGGATCGGGATCAACATATACAGAAGATACACCATTTGATACACCATCAAAGGCAATATACTCACAGTATAGATTATCCACATTGGATTTACCTGAAACAAATTTTACATTTTACAATACTGGATCATTGGAAACACCGGATGATGTTTATGTGATAAATTTTTATAGAAAATCAATTGGTGATAAATTAGACATTGGTAACTTTGAAATAAATCTTGCTGAGTTGAGTGGAAGTGGTATTGCTAATAATCTTCATACCGGAAGTAATGTTAAAGTGTCCGGTTCAAATCCAAAAGTAATAACCCTCATAGATAATTCATCGTATACAGATTTCAATTATTGCAACGAAAATCCGTATGCATCGTATGATGTTGTTAGTGGAAGTTTAGAATTGGGAATACATGATAGTGCAACCGGAAGTATATCAACAAATCCAAACATAACTACATACGGAAAAGTATATCCTGCTCTTGGCGTTATAGTTTTGAGTGCAAATCGATTAAATAATGAATTGTCATTTAATACTGTAACCGGTAGTAATATAAATGGTGATAATTCATTCAAGTTGTATACATCAATAAGTGGAGCTGCTGCTACTGGAAATTCAATGAAGGCAAGACGTGAGAAGAATTTTGGTGTAAAACATTATTTTATACATATACCGCACGATGAAGCAAATTATACAAACAATCCTTCTTATGCCTCTGGATCACAATATAAATTGAAATATAATTGTATGTCAGAACAGCCACTTTCTTACATAACATCAATCGGTTTGTATAATGATGAATACGAATTACTTGCAATTGCAAAAATGAGTAGTCCTGTTCGGAAATCATTTGATGATGATTTATTGATTAGAATAAAGTTGGCAAGATAATTTTTGCTTGTTTTGTATTAAAAAAAATTGTATATTTGGTTGTTCATTCATTAACAATAAATTAACAGATTATGATCACAATTAAACATTTCACTGCAACATGGTGCCAACCATGTAAACATTTAACGCCCGTAATTGATCAATTACGAAGTGAGAACCCAACGGTTGGTTATCAAAAAATTGATATTGATAACAATCCAGATGTAGCACAACAATACGGTGTTCGTGCCGTTCCAACTATCATATTTGAAAAAAATGGTAGAATAGTTCAACAAGTCATTGGTGTTCAGCCAAAATCTTATTATCAATCAATTATCACATCGGTTTAAGGTGAAAAATGTCAGACTTCTTTCAATATCCCACGAAAGATGTCACTATAACTTTACCCGAAATTGTTATCGAAAAACACGAAAACATTTGGGTGGTTCGTGATGATTTGCTTCCAGGTGGAACAAAAAGACGTTTCCTTTATCGTTATCTTCAATCACAATCCCATGTTCGTGAATGGGTATATGCTTCTCCAAGAGTTGGCTATGCTCAAGTAGCACTTGCTTATGCTTGTAAAGATTTAGGTTTGAAGGCAACCGTTGTTATTCCGAAAGGAAAACATTTACCGCTAACAACAGAAGCACTATCTATTGGTGCAAACATTATAGAGGTTCCTATGGGATTTCTCACTCATATTCAGCATGTTGCTAAAAAGTATGCACTTGAAACACCTGATACACAATTATTACCATTCGGTCTTGACCATCCGGTTGTTATTGATGAAGTTGCCAGAATTGCCAACCAGTTGCCAATCAAACCAAAAGAAGTTTGGTCTTGTATAAGTTCAGGAGTTCTTTCAAGGGGATTACAGAGAGCATGGCCAGATGCGAAAGTATATGGTGTTAGAGTTGGCCATAATACAACAGACAGAGAGAGGGGTAGGGCAGAAGTATTCATATCAAAGTATAAATTTGAACAAAAATGTAAACCCGCAGAGAAACCACCGTTTCCTTCTTCGGATTACTATGACTCAAAAGTTTGGTCATTTATTAAAGAACACGCATCGGAAGATGCATTATTTTGGAATGTAGGAGGTTAAAATGGATTGGCATACATCAAATCCGAATGTAACGGTAAACTATAAAAATGATTTTGATCTAACGGTAAAATTTCGTAAATTAGTTCCAGAAGCAGTAACACCACAATATGCTCAAGACGGTGACGCTGGTATGGATTTAACTTCAACATCGTTTAGAAGAACAGACACATTTATGGAATACGGAACAGGAATTGCTGTAGAAATTCCAAGTAGTCATGTTGGATTACTTTTCCCAAGAAGTTCAATAACAAAAGCACCAAAAGGAGTTTCACTAAAAAATTCAGTTGGCGTCATTGACTCAAATTATCGTGGTGAGATTTTAGTTAGATTTGAATTTCCATATTCAAATTATCATAGAGCTGAAATGCCAGACATTGGTGATAAGATTGCTCAATTGATAATCATTCCATATCCAAAGGTTCACTTGGAAGAAGTGCAAGAATTGTCCGATAGTAACAGAGGCGATGGTGGTTTCGGTTCAACAGATAAGAAATAATTTTGATATTTATTGTAAACAGTTTACATAACAGAGAGAAACAATGGCAAAGTTAAAACATTTATTACCAGATAAACAATTAAACGAGAGTGGACTTGCTCGTTTGTCAAAACATATGGAAGAACATGATTGTGGCACAATAACTGCATTTCGTTCCAAAGAAGGTTGTGCTACAGCTGAAGATAAACCATATTCAAAAGGTGACAATCAAAAAAGAAACAGACAATTATATGCCAATCTTCAAATGATGGGTTACGGTGTTACTGCAGTTCAAGGTGCTTATATTGAAAACTACGGAACACCTGATGCAAAAGAAGTTAAAGAAAATGTTTACTTTGTTGTTGATTTGAAAGACAAAGGAAAATTGCGAGAAGACTTGATAAATCTTGGCAGTAAGTATCAACAGGATTCTATTCTCTATATTCCAAAAGACGGCGATGGTTCTACACTAATTGGAACAAGTGATTGTGAAAGTTCGTATCCTGGTTTTGGTAAAGAAGTTAAGTTCAAAGATAGAAAGATGGGGCAAGGTGGTGAGTTTATGACAAAGGTTAGTGGTAGACCATTCATGTTTGAAACCACATTACTTGAAACGATAATAGAAGATAACTACTACAAACACGCAAACATAATGGGTAAATGGGCAACAAAAACTATTGCAAATGGTGATTGGAAAGATATTGACATTTAATTTTTATTAAAGGTATTATTATGAGCCGTTCATATCGAAAAAATCCGATAATAGGCAATGCAGGAACTTCTGAAAAATATGAAAAAGTTCATGCACATCGTAAGAGTAGAAAACAAATTAAAGATCATATCACCGCAACTCATGGTGATTTGGAATTATTGGAAGAAATAATGATGCCGGAGGAAGATGAAATTTCTGATCCTTGGACTTCATCAAAAGACGGAAAGACATATATTGATCCGGTAATACGCGATGATGATACTGAATTTATGAAAGAAGTTAAAACAAAAATTATGAGGAAATAATTGTTATGGATTTTGTTATGGTCGAACCAAAACGCAGTAAATTCGGTGCCTATCATTTTAATGGTAGCGAACAATCTGCAAAAGAAGCATCTGAAAAATGGGAATGTATTATAGGTAGGAATGAAAACTTTGAAAACAAATATGTAATTACATTCGGTGATGGTCAAAAATGTTTTCCAAATTCTTATATTGTAGTTGAAGAAAATAAACCTATTGTGTATTCACAAGAAGAATTTATTAGAAAATATCAAATAGTGTATGACCTTCGTGACCGTTTAGGAAGTTTTTATTCAATAGATTAACAAAAGGTGTTTTGTGGAAGAAGATTATTTCCAACAATTTTACGGAATGGATCCGTATCTATCCATAACTGCTGAACAAATAACATACATAAAAGAAAACTTTGATAAAGAATATGTCAAAGACCGTCTGGCTGAAATAGCAATGACATATCCACTACCGTATGCGGATATTACAATCGAAAGTGCTCAAAGCGAGTTTCTAAAATTGAAAGGTATTCGTTGGAATGAAATTCTAAAAGAAGGTGAGTGGTTTCCAAGAAAAGCATCCGAACCAAAATATGCTTTGACTTATGGTGGAAAACAGTTATATTTCAGTCGTCTTAATACTGGTAACGATGCATCAAACTATTTCCAACAAAAGAACCGTTGGGAAGTTGATGCATCCGTATCACCAGGTCCTGCTAGAACATGGCAAAACCATAAGTTTATGAAGTCACTTATGGGTTCTATGTATTCTCTTAAAATGGAAACAATCGGTAAATCAGAATTGAGAACAATGTTAGGATTGCGTAAATACATTTGTTCACAGTTCAAACCTAATGTTGCAAAGTGTATGTACGAAATGTTAGGTGCAAAAAATGTATTAGACTTTTCTATGGGATGGGGTGACAGACTTGCGGGATTTTACGCTGCGTCTTGCACCGAACATTATGTTGGATTGGATCCAAGAGTAGAAAATCATCCGATATATGATGAACAAGTCCAGTTCTATGAAAAGAATTTAGGTTTCTTTGAAGGGAAGAAGAAAACAAATTTCTATCAATCACCAGCAGAAGATTTTGATTTCTCACAATATCCAGAACATTTTGATTTGGTGTTTACATCACCACCGTATTTCAATGTTGAGAAGTATTCACAATCAGATACACAGAGTTGGGTTCGATATAAAGGAATTGATATGTGGAATAAAGATTTTCTACAAAAGACACTAGGAAATATTATACCATCGTTGCGAGTTGGTGGTGTCATGGCAATAAACATTGCAGATGTTTACACAAATTCCGCTTGGTCTACGGGTAGACAATGGTTAGAGATAACAAACCCGATGAATGATTTTCTTGTAGAGAGTGGAATGGAATACTTGGGATGTATCGGAATGGAAATGTCCAAAAGACCTAACTCTGCCGGTGCAGGAACAGCTACAAGAGACGGACACTTTCTTGATGATAGTGTTCAGTTTGCTCAAGAGAATAAAGATAAAAAGTTTTGTGAACCAATATGGATGTTCAAAAAGGTATAATATGTATCAAAACATTTTTGTTAAAACAAATACAAAAGAAGCATGGGTGTGGGATGATGCCAAAGGTTTGATGCATTTTGAATACACGCCTTATGCTTACAAGAAAGATCCTAACGGTAAATATATTTCTCTATACGGTGATAAACTTTCAAAGGTTACAAACTTTGTAAAGAATGATCCTGACCTATTTGAATCGGATATTGCAGAGACAACTCGTATTCTTGTTGATATGTATAGTGATTCCGATATGCCCTCGAAAGGAATTGTTACAATGACATTTGATATTGAGGTTGAAATGATTACCGGTATTCCTGATCCAACACAAGGTAATAACGAAGTTACATCTATTGCTTACCATGATTCCGCAACAAACCAATATACAATTCTTGTATTGGACAAGAAAAGAAAATTGGAAAATAAAACTACGGAAAACAAAAAAGTAATTCCTTGTCCAGATGAAAAAACTTTGTTGCTTAAATTCATAGATGCTATTCAAGAAATCCAACCCCATGTTATGACTGGATGGAATTGTGATGCATTCGATATTCCATATTTGTATAATCGTATCAAAAGAGTTCTTGGTAAAAAACAAGCAAATAGTCTTTCAGTAATTGGTGAAATGTTTTATTCACCATATCGTAATCGTTATACAATCGGTGGAACATCCGTGTTAGATTATATGACCGTGTATAAAAAATTCTCATATAAAGAATTACCATCTTATGCTCTAAACGCAGTTTGTATGACCGAACTTGGTCGTGGTAAGGTTGAGTATGAAGGCAACCTTGATGACTTGATGGAAAATGATATTGATACATTTATAGAATACAACATTACTGACGTTGAGTTGGTTATCGAATTGGACAAGAAGTTACAGTATATTGATTTAGTTCGTGGTATCGCTCATGTTGGCCATGTTCCTTATGAAGACTTTGTATATTCATCAAAGTATTTGGAAGGTGCTATGCTTACTTATCTTAAACATATTGGCGGTGTTGTTGCTCCGAACAAACCTGCTGATAGACAAGAAAAGATGCAAGAATTGAAAGAGAGCGGTGAGAAAGGATTTATCGGTGCATTTGTTAAGGATCCTGTTCCGGGTAGATATGATTGGATGTATGACTTGGATTTGACATCACTATATCCGTCAATCATTATGACACTAAACATTTCTCCAGAAACAAAGATTGCTAAGATTGAAGATTGGAATGCTGAGGATTTTCTTCGTGGAAAAAAAGATGAATATATTGTTGGCAATGACCGTATATCAAAAGAAAAATTAAAAGCATTTCTTGATAAATACAAGTATACAGTTTCATCAAATGGTGTCATGTATAGTTCAGATAAAACAGGACTTATTCCAGCAATTCTTTCAGATTGGTTTGATAAACGGGTGGAATATAAAAATGAAATGAAGAAGTGGGGTAAAGCTGGAAATACAGAAAAGTATGAGTTTTACAAGAAAAGACAACTTGTTCAGAAAATTCTTTTGAATAGTATGTATGGTATCTTGGGATTACCTGCATTTCGTTTTTATGATATTGACAATGCAGAAGCAGTTACACTTTCTGGTCAAACGGTTATCAAGAAAACAGAAGCTGCTATCAATATGAAATACAATAAAGAATTGAAAACCGATGATATTGATTATGTGCAGTATGTTGATACTGACTCTGTGTTTGTTTCGTGTTTACCTTTGGTGAATAATAGATTTCCGGATATTGATACAAACGATATTGAAACAATGACGCCGAAGATTTATGAGATTGCAACGGAAGTTCAAGATTATGTCAATCAATTTTATGATGTTTTTGCCAAAAAGATATTCAATACTGACAAACATCGTTTGGAAATCAAACAAGAAATGATTGGTAGAACAGGATTCTGGCAAAAGAAAAAGAGATATGCACTTTGGATTATTTCTGATAACGGTGTTCCAATGGATAAGTTGGAAGTTAAAGGTTTGGATATTGTTCGTTCATCTTTTCCCAAATCATTTCAAAAATGTATGAAGGATGTGATGATTGATATTCTCAAAGGTAAAGATAAAAATGAAATTGATGAATACATATTGACTTTCAAAAAGAATTTGAATGATGTTTTGATAAACGAGGTTGCAAAAACTTCTTCAATAAAAGATATTAAAAAGTATGCTACTCCCGTTAAAGATGATGTTCTCGGTAAGTATGCAAAGGGAACGCCATCACATATCAAGGCGGCTATAAACTATAATAAGTTATTGACTATATTTGGTTGTCCTCCTAAATATCCGCCAATTAAAAATGGTGATAAGGTTAAGATTGCTTATTTGAAATCAAACAAATACGGATTGGAAGAGTTGGCATTTCGTGGTGATTCGGATCCAGAAGAAATTATACAATTTGTCAAGGATTATTTTGATGCCAATGAATTATTTGTTTCGGAATTGGATGGCAAGTTAAAAAATTTCTATGAGGCAATGCAGTGGGATTTCCCAACCGAGAATAAAAAAGTTGCACAAAAGTTTTTTTCGTTTTGAAATTACGCAAAAATTTCATATATTAGCATAAATTATTTACTATTCATTAAGGATTGTTGTTATGGAAAAATCAAAGTTGTTGAACTTTATCAGTAAGTATCATTTGGGTAAGCTGATACAGTCTGTTGCTTGGAATGCAAATGGTGGGCTTTCCACTCGTTTTATTTCTGATGATAAATGTGTAGTTGGCGAAGTTAAGTTGAAAAGTTTTCAAGGTGATGATTGGAAGTTTGGTGTGTATAACACAGACTTGCTTGTAAGTCTTCTTGGTGTTCTTGGTAACACAGTAAACTTTCAAGTGAATGGTGCTGGTGATAAGGCATTCTCATTGACTATTGATGATAAATCAACTACTGTAAATTATATGTTGGCTGACCTTGCAGTTATTCCACCTGCACCAGACTTGAAAGAATTGCCAAAGTTTGAGTTGGATATTACAATTACAAAAGAATTTATTGATAAATTCATCAAGGCAAAGTCTGCTCTATCGGATATTGAAAAGTTTACGGTATTAAAAAATGATAAACTGAATAAGTATCAAATTGTTCTCGGTTATTCAAATACAAATTCAAATCGTATCTCAATTGATATTGATTGTAATGCTAGTGATGATATTGAACCAATTAGTTTCTCTGCTAAATACTTCAATGGTATTCTTGCTGCTAATAAAGATTTGAATGGTGGAACACTAAAAGTTTCATCAGAAGGTTTGGCAAAAGTTGAATTTGATATTGATGACTATGATGCAAAATATTATTTAGTAAAATTGGATAACAATTGATGAAAAAATATTTTTATGAAAAGGGTAATGTTCTATCTTGGCCGTGTAATATTACATACGGTGAATTGGTAACTTATGATGATAAAAAGTTTTCCGAATGGGTAGAAGATTTACGAATGAGGTTTTTGAAAGATTGGGATGAAAACGGTAAACCACCACTCGTTGGCAGATCCGAAGAGGAGATTGTTCAATCGTTTTCAAAGCTCCGTCAATTCAATTCATCAAAAGTTTTTCATAATCCAGATAAAGGCAATGACAAAGATATAATCGGCGTCATTGCCAATTTCTCTAAAAATGGTTCTGCTGCTAATCAATTCTTTCCAACGATGCTGAAAACAAAGATTGCGAGTGGAACAAGTGGTGAGACATCTAGATCAATCTATGATTTCTTTACCGATGAAATGAAAGATACTTTTCATCATGTTATGCGTAGAACTCTTTACAATGACTCGATGTATCTTTATAGTAAATCTATTTCATCAAATCAAATCAAGAACCCTTATTTCCGAGAAGGTGAAACTCTACGCGATTTCTTTCTTGCATTTAAGAATGGTGATGGTAGATTTGATGGACAAGGTTTGCGTATATCAAAAATATCTTGCACACTTGAAACCTACAATAAAAAATATACAAAGTATTTGACTATAAAGGCAGACCAAATCCGTGAGTTTGTTAAGGATGGAATACTTGATGTGAGTATGATATTTTATTTAGGTGATATAGAAGAACTGTCTGATAATTTTATGATAAAAAAAGACGGTGAAGAACCAAGAGTAAATGTTTTCTTGGTAAGAGTATATGAAAAGAGTGCAAAATTATTTCCACAAGCATTTCAGATATTCCGTATTTCTTTCTCACAACCTGCTGTAAACTTTCCACCAATGACTGCAAAGTTTTTGTATGAACATTTTACAAAACATATTCCAGCAAGTGAAATGGTTACGGTATATGATCCAAGTGCCGGTTGGGGTGGAAGAATTTTAGGAGCAATGTCGGTGAGTAGGCCGATACATTATGTTGGAACGGATCCAAACACAGACAATTCAATTCCTGATTTGGGAATTACTCGTTATGAATATCTTGCAGACTTTTATTTGAAGTCTATTGGTGAGAAAGGTAGTTCACTTTCATCGAAGTTCTTTGATGTAAGAGAAGACCATACATACGAAGTTTTCCAAGATGGTTCTGAAACAATACAATTCAATCCTGATTTTCAAAAGTATAAAGGTAAATTGGATTTTGTTTTCACATCACCGCCGTATTTCAATCGTGAAATGTATTCTGATGATGATACACAATCATATAAGGCACACGGAGAATACGCAGATTGGCGTGATAACTTTTTGAAACCAACATTGGAAACTGCTGTTGCTTATTTGAAAAATGATAGATATATTTGTTGGAACATTGCAAATATCAAAGTATCTGCAACCAAAACAATAAATCTTGAACAAGATTCTATTGATATATTAAAATCTTTGGGAATGGAATACAAAGGTAAAATGTGTATGCTTATGACAAAGATGATTGGTAATTCCGATCCAGAACGGTTAGCAAATAAAGTTTTATACAATGGTGAATGGTTTAAGCACGAACCAATTTTTGTTTTCTATAAACCCTAACATGAAACCTAACGGCGATAGTTTAAGTAAATTCTTTGATGTTGATCCGCTAGAAGTTCGTTTGTGGAAAGAGACCGGTGAATTTTTTGCAGGTAAAAGAGAATTGGATGATACAATAGATTGTATCTTTCAGTATTACCGCAAACACGGTTATCCATATATGAAAATTACTGAACACGAAAAACATGAACACATGAGAAAACTACAACAGTTTGATTATGATAGTATTTTCAAAGACGGTGATATAATTCAAACCATGAACGGACTTCGGTTAGCGTGGTCATACTTTCCGCACGCGATGGAAGTTAAATGCGGAAACTCAAAGATGTCTCCAATCGATAATTTTTTGAATGACCAAACATTCAAAATGACAATACGCAAATGTTTGAAGTGGTTGTCAAAACATTGGGGTAGTTCCTTTCAAGAGAACCGTCTTCGTCAATCACTTAAAATATATTCTGGTGTTCAAGGTGTTTCCAATTTTAGACCAACTGCTGCTGGTGTTATCTATAAAAAATATGGCGGTGACGGTGTGATATGGGATATGTCTTGTGGTTGGGGTGGAAGATTAGTTGGTGCTCTTGCTTCCCCTCATATTAAAACTTATATTGGAACAGAACCATCAACGAAAACATTTGAAGGTCTGTGTAAATTACGCGATGATTTTGATTATCTCGGTAAAGATATTCAATTGAATATGATGGGTTCGGAAGATTATCTTCCCGAAAAAGATAGTTTAGATTTATGTTTTACATCGCCACCATATTTCGATACTGAAAAATATGCAGATGAAGAAACTCAATCGTATAATAAATTTCCAACCCGTGAAACTTGGGGTTCTGGTTTTCTTCAATCAACTTTCCGTAATTGTTATCACGGATTGAAAATGGGTGGCTATATGCTAATAAACATAGCCAACACACCAAAGTATAAAGATTTGGAAGAAATGACTATAAAGTATGCCAACCTAGTTGGTTTCGATCACACCGATACTCTACAACTGATACTGTCCGCTGTTATGGGAGCTGGCTATAAAAGAGAGCCAATCTTCGTATTTCAAAAAAATCGCTAGGATATTAGGCGAAAATTACATATATTAGTAGATGAATTTATTAACCAATAAGGTATGTTATGTTTAACGCTTCACACACAATTTGGAATGAAAAGTATCGTCCACAGACACTTGACACTTATGTTGGCAATGAAACTGTAAAGGCAACATTCCAACAGTATATTGATACAAGTGATGTTCCACATCTTCTTTTGTATGGCGATGCCGGTAGTGGTAAAACTACCCTTGCTAAGATTGTTGCAAATACTATTGCAAAAGATAATTATATTTACATCAATGCTTCAGATGAAAATTCAGTAGATACTGTTCGTGATAAAATCAAACAGTTTGCTTCATCTATCGGATTCGGTGGTCTTAAAATTATTATTCTTGATGAATGTGATTACATGACACCTAATGCTCAGGCGGCACTTCGTAATGTTATTGAAACATTTAGTAAGACTACTCGTTTTATCTTAACTTGTAATTATGTAGATAAGATTATCGATCCAATTCAATCTCGTTGTCAAATTTTTAATATAGTTCCGCCATCAAAGAAAGAAGTTGCACAACATCTTGTAAAAATTCTTGACGGTGAAAGTGTAAAATATGATAAAGATAATTTAGTTACAGTTATCAATCAATCTTATCCAGATATTCGCCGTGTAATTAACACAACTCAACGATGTGTTATTGGTGGTGTTTTGAAATTGGATGAAACAACTTTGGTAGAACACAATTATCTTTCTTCAATTGTTGATATTCTCAAATCAAATAAAAACAAAAAAGAAAAGTTTGATGGTATTCGTCAGTTACTTGCTGACAATCATGTTCGTGACTTCAATCAAATGTTCAGACATCTTTACGATACTGTTGATACATTCGCTAATGGTTTCGTATCAACTATTATTTTGATTATTGCTGAAGCACAATACAAAGATAGTTTTGTTGTAGACCATGAAATAAATGCCATGGCTATGTTTATTCAAATTATTATGGAAATTGACCAAAGGAGAAAATGATGGGTATTTATGACATCAATGGTGGTGGACCGCCACAACAAGAACCACAACAAGTTACGGTAGACTTAAATCAGGCAACCGATATTGAATGTTCAAAGTGTGGGCACAAGTTTTTTCACGAAGTAGTTTTCTTCAAAAAGATTTCTGCATTACTTTCACCAACAGGACAAGAAGGAATTATTCCAATTCCAACTTATGCTTGTTTGAAATGTGGTAATATCAATGAAGAATTTTTACCATCAAAAAGGCAACAACTAAACGATTAAGGATTATCATGGCAAAAAGTTTATTTGATCATATTAAAGGTGTTACTTTCCGAAAAACAAAATGGGAAGAACTATCAGAAGAAGATGCGAAGTCATGGAGCAATTATATGATTGCTCGTTTCTTTTCAATGGAACCAGAATTTGTTGAAGTCATAAATGAGTTTCAAACATATTCAAATGGAATACTATCTTCAAGAGATTACTATAAACTTTTGCTAGATATTCTCCCAAAGAAATCCATTTTCCTGAAATACATAAAGTCTAAACACAAAATGGAAATAGAACCAGAAATTTTATCTACATTTTGTAACCACTTTGAGTTGGGAAGAAACGAAGTATATGCATACATCCGATTTTTGAAAGAGAATAATCAAGATGAACTTATTGATATATTGAAACAATATGGAACGCCGGAAGCAGATATTACTAAATTTGAAAAACAATTAAAGAATATAAAATGAGGAATAAGATGTCTATAAAAGAAAGAGATTTGGGTATAAAGAAACACGAAGCTGTTTTAGAAATAGAACAAAAGTTTCCTGTTATGACGGCAGAATTTAAGAAAATACAAGCAGAACAGTATGAATTGTTTTGCCGTAAACAGTCTAATTATGGTCCAGATAATATATCAATGGGTTCATCATTAGAAAGAGAACAAGACAGAAAGTTATCACTTCAAGGATTGTTTTTCAGACTTAACGATAAGATAAATAGATACAAACAAATGATTATGTTTGGTTCAAATGATGCAGTCGGTGAAAGTCTTGATGACACATTCAAAGATATTTCGGTATATGGTATAATTGCACAACTTGTTCAGTCTGGCAAGTGGGGTAAATAATGCCAAATAAAAAGGTATCTTTTTCACAATACCAAATATGGAAAGGTTGTCCTCATAGATGGAAACTTGCATACATAGATAAACTCGCAACTTATCAACCATCAACTGCTGCTCTTTTCGGAACAGTAATGCATGAAGTGTTGCAAGAGTATGTTAAGACCATCTATGATAAATCAATCGTTGAGGCAAATAAACTTGATCTCAATGAAATGTTACAGAGTGGTATTCGTGATGAATACAAAAAATTACTCACCGAAAATAAAGATGTTCACTTTTCAAGTGATAAAGAACTGAAAGAATACTATTCAGACGGTGTTCAAATTCTCCATTGGTTTAAGGCACATAGAGCTGATTTCTTTCAAAAGAAAGATTATGAATTGGTTGGTATTGAAATGCCTATAAACATTGTTCCACTTGAAACACATCCAACGGTTAAACTTGTTGGATTTTTGGATTTGGTTATTAAAAACACAAAAACAGGTGAGATATACATATATGATTTCAAAACCAGCACAAACGGTTGGAACAAATATGCAAAGGCGGATAAGGTAAAGACATCACAACTTGTTCTATACAAAACATATTATGCAAAACAATATGGTGTTAGTCCAGAAGAAATAAATGTTGAGTATTTAATTCTGCGTAGAA